ATCGACCTGGACCCGGCTCACAACCAGACCCGAGGCCCCGGCGTGGTGAACATCGGGAAGCCCGGAAACGCGATGCAGGACGATGCAGGGAAGCGCCGCGCCTTGCACACGACGGCTCCAGTTAATGCGGGTCGAGACCAGCGCGGTGACGCCGGTTGCGGCCAGCAGCTTGGCGATCAGGGAGGCTTCCATATGCTACCCCTTCGCGGCCAGTCGGGCGGCTTTCTTGGCCTGCCTCGCAGCGGCTTTGCTTATCTCGGTCCAGAAATCGTCCGCGATGCCTTCGAGCAGCGCATCTTTGCCGCCATCCCAAGCGGGTCGCATGAACGGCTGCGGACCGTGGTTCTGGTTGCCGAACTCTTGCTGGGTGCCCTGCGGCGGGGCCTTTGTTCCGCCCTTGCCCGCCGGACCCATGTGGGCCTCGGCCTCGCTCTTGGATCGCTTGTTTAACCGCTTCGCGTATCCGCCAAGTTTGGTTGAAACCGAGATGCTTTCCCTAAGATCGTTCCCGCCCGTGTCCGGGTTATTTGGTGCAAGCCGTCGCGCCTCTTCGGCCAGCCGCTCCAGCCGGGCCAACGCCACCCGCCGCATCACGTTGCGGCCGGTCGCCTTGCCCAGTTCACCGAGGGCCGCGTCAACCTCGCGGAGACCCTCGACCGAAACCCTGACGCCCTTAGCCATCGGCCCGGACGGTCGCGCTGATCTCGATGCCCTCGCGCCGGCCGATTTCCTTAACGTGCAAGATTTGCCACGCCGCGCCGTCGAAGGTCAGCCGGTCTTTTGGGTTCAGGTCAGCGACCGTTGCAGAATGCCGGATGACAAACCGCGCCGAGGCGGTCGCCGCCGTCTCGCCCGCCCGGAACCGTTCGCCGTCGCTGATTGGCTCATAGGACGCCCAGCGTGTTGCCAAAGCGCCCCAGGCCTTTACCGGCTCGTTAAACTGATCGGCCGACGTGACGAAGCGTTCGAGCGTGATCCGGCGATCCATTTTCCCCGCCGCGAGCGCCATGATTTAGAGCGACACGCCGGAGGGCTGGATGTTGACGGCGAGAACCGAGGTGCTTTTGGCAATGCCGACGATGCAAGAAAACTCACCCGTGCCAATGTCGGGCAGGGGGCACAAACCGCCCGGCGTGTCCGACAGGAAGTAGGGGATACCCGCCGTCATCGTTCCGCCGATGGTAATGTCTCCGCCCTTCTGGACGGAAAGCGGTTGGCCGTTCGACGCGCCGTTCAGCGCAATGCCGTTCGGCACCCGCAGGGCTGCCGCGCCATTGGCGTCGGCCAGCTTGTATTTCATGTCCGAGGTGTCGAGGTAGACCAGCTGCCCAGCGGTGATGGTCGCGCCGGCGGTGCCGGATTCGCGAACGGCATCAGAACCGGGAACCACGTTGGCGGCAGTGATTGAAATGTCGGCCATTAAAGCGCCTCTTATTCAGGGGTTTCGGTGATTGCAGCCGGGGCCGATTTCTTTCGCGGCTCAGGCAGATGTTCGTCATCAGGCACGATCTCGGCGTTCCGATAGGCGATCAATTTGGCAGCGGCGACGGCGTCGAAGCGGTCGGTGATATCGCCCGCCACTAGTGCAAAGTCGGGGCCGGTTAGGTTGGTCAGGACGCGCAGGCGCATGATCGTGAGCCCTTAAATGAGGTGTTTGGTGTGATTGCAGAGAAGGGCATCGACCGTGGCGGCGACCGGCAAGGAGACCGCGCCAGCGCCAACCGTCTCGCGGTGTTCATACATATCCCCGACGATCAGCTTGATCGCGTGGATGGCCTCGACCGGCTGGGTTCCGGCCGCGCCATAGCCGACGACAGCCACCACCGTCAGCAGCGAACGGTCTTGCATCGGCGGCCACGACTGGGCGAACTTTAGCGCCAAGCCGGGCTCAAGGCCGAACAGTCGGGCCTCATAATAGTCGGTGGAAAGGGTGATCGTGGTCCCGCCCGTGTCCACATACGAGACGGACGTGATCGACTGGATCGGGGCGACCGGGAGGCTTTCCAGATCGTCCCAGCTTTCGGCCTTCATTGAGACCGTCTGAGTATAGAGCCGCGTCCCCGTGCGGGCCTCAACGTGCGCCCGCGCCGCCGCCACGTTAGCAGCGATCAGGGTGTCGTCGTCCGAGTGATCGACGCGGAGATGAGCCTTGGCGTCTGCCGTGGTCAGGGGTTCAGCAGCAGGCGCTACAGTAACCGCAACAGATCGCCACATTATCGCTTCTCCACCTTGCGGCTCGGCTTAACAGCGCGCTCGATTTTGGCTTCGACCGCAGGCACGGCGTAACCGGCCTCGATCAGGCGCAAGGCTTCGGCCTGGGGGAAGTCGGCCTCATCACCGGGGGCGAGGCTGGTGGTCGGACCCGCGAGCCCGACCACCATCCGAACCAGCATCAGGCGACAGCCTTCAGCACGATGAAGTTGATGACCAGAACGCCGTTGCCAGCGGTCGAGGCGTGAAGGTTGGTCAGTCGCAGCTTGAACGATCCATTCGCCACCGCCGACACGCCGACGATAAAGTCACCCGCCGAGGTGTGGGTCTTAATGCAGGCCACGACTACGTCAGTCGCCGCTACATTGGTGTTGGTGACGGTGAACTCGACTTCCGCGCCAGCAGCGGCCGTTTGTGCAAAAGTCGTGATGACGCCAGAATAGGCCGAACATACGACGGTGGTCGTGACGCTGGTGCCTTGCGTGGCCGCAGCTTGGCCTTGCGTGACGATGACACCGTCCGCGTTTCGGTATCCGATTTGATTGTAGGACATCGCCTATCTCTCCAAAAGAGGGCGGGGCGGCCCGGTATGGACCGCCCCTAAAGGGATTAGGCGTTGACCAGATGCTTGACGGCGGCGGTGTCGCCGAGTTCACCGTCGAAGCGGATCAGACCGGCGATGCCCAGGTCCGGCCAGAAACGCTCGCGCATCACGCCGATGATGGGCGAGCCCACCTTGCGGACGTAATACTTGGCGAAGTCACCGAAGATTACCGGCTTGTTACCGGTGCCCAGCGAGGGAACGGCTTGGTTCACCGAGTAGGGCGAGCCGAGCAGGGTGCCGGGAACGCTGGTGCGGATGTCGCCCATCTGCCAGATATACTGACCGTCGCCGTTCTTCAGCTTGCGGATGGCCGCCAGCGTTGAGTCGTTGAACATGAAGCGGGCCTTCGGCGACTGACGATAGGCCGGATCGACCGAATGCTGGAGGTCGATCAGTTCGTCAGCGGTGATCGCGGCGATAGCAGCAGCGGTCTTGCCGAGGGTCGAGGCGGTGACGATGCCGTTCGGATCGCCCGTGCCGTCGCCGGTCGTCAGTTCGAGGTTGGCACGACGGCCGAGGCGTTCGCCAAGCAGTTCGCCCAGCAGTTGCTCCATGTTGAAGATGGAGTCCTGCGACAGGGCGAGCGACCAGCGGACGAACTCGGTGTCAAACAGGAAGGCGTTGAGGTTTTTCTGGGCGAAGGTGACATCCACGCCGCCGTCGTCCGTCAGGGCGGTTCCTTCGGTGGTCTTCACGACCGCCGTGGACACGTCGTTCACGGTCGGAATGTTAATCTGCTCACCGGTCGAGGTGTTGATGGTGGTGCAGATGTCGTCGTCATACATCGGACCCCAGGCGGCCATCGACTTGACGATGATTTCCGACAGGGTGACGGGGACGGTGAAGCCGCCCGCCGAGTTGGTGCCCACGGTCTGGGCGCGGAACTCAGCGTCGTGCTGGACGCCAGCCTTCAGAGCAGCGCGCTCTTCGTTCGACAGGTCCGACACGTTGCCGCCAGCGCGGAGCATGGCATAGAAGGCGTCGCGGTATTGCGGGGCCTTGCCCTGATCGACGGCAGCGGTGGCGGTGTCGCCGGGGATCGGGCGCAGCTTGGCACGGGCTTCTTCGGCACGGGCTTCAGCGGCCGAGACGCGGGCGTCACGCTCGATCAGGCCCTCGATCTTGTCAAAGTCGGCCATGATGGCGTCGTGACGCTGGTTGAGTTCAGCGGCCCGGCTTTCGTCGGTGTTGGTCTTGATTTCTTCGAGGGCCTCGCGGGCCTGGGTGACCAGACGGCCACGCTTTTCATTCAGGTCGATCATCGACATTTGAGTCTCCTTGGGAGGTTGGTTTTCGGGACAGCAAAAAGGCCCGCCGGGATGGCTGGGCCTCGATGCCTTTCCCAAGGGCGATTGATGGGCTCCGACCCCGTCAGGGGCCGGGAAATAGTGTTAGCGGATGCCGCGAAAGCGTTGCTCTGCGGCGGCCTTGCGTTCGGCGATGCGAGCCTCGGCCTTAAGCCGGTTGTGTTCCGCCCGTTCGGCCTTCGTCATCTCGCGGGACTTTTCCAGCGAGCGCATAGCAATAGAGGTGTCGTCATAGGCCGGAAACGCGACGACGCTGACTTCACGAAGATCGAGCGCCTGGATGGTCCGCATCGGCGGCACCATCGTTTCATCCCACATCTCTTTCGTGACGACGAACCCGAATGACATCCCGGAGACATCGCCGCGCTGGATTAGGGTTGCGAGGTCGCGGCCGTCAGTTGTGTCAGGAAGGTCGATCTCGACCGCCAAGCCCATGTCGTCCTGCTTCATGCGAAGCGTCCCGGCCGTTGTTCTGCCAATGACGCGGCCGGTGTCGTGATCGACCAACGCGCGAACGTCCTGCATCAGCGCATCGTCAAACGCGCCGGGCGCGATGACTTCGTCAAAGTAGCCGCCGATGTTGGCCCGCGAGTTGAAGACGGCCGCATATCCGCCAATCGTTCGGCCGCTATCAGCCGCGCGAATATCAAGCGGGCGCTTGATGGTCCGTTTTTCGATGCTCATTTTTTCATTCCCAATCATGGGCCTAATCACCGTTCATGGGTTGCCGACCAACCGTTGACGTGGCCGAACTCATGGGCGCGGACGGAGGCGCAATAGCCTGTATCCCGCATCTCTCTTTCGACGTTGACCGTCTCCCGCTGCGGACCCCGTGTGCCCGTAGGCGAACACTGGGTCGGCATGAATACCGTGCTGCCGCGTGTGCAAGCCACGGCGTTTCTCTGTCCGCACATCCGTTGAACGTCTTGGCGGGGAAGGTATAGCGTGTAAGCCGATCCTGTCCCGCGATACTGGGGCGGTGGCATATCGCGCCAGGTCGATTGACCGACAGCTAAAGCCGAAGACAGCCAAGTAAACAGCCACCACCAGAACAGGCCGGAGAAGGCAAACGCGGCCAGCAGTCCGAGGCGGCGGGTCATGGCGCGGTCAGGGCTTGGAGTTGGGCGTCGGTGGCGGCAAACGGGAGAGCCTGAACGCGGCGGATATAAGTGCAGCACGAAAACTGCGGCGTTCCCGCATTGTAGCGGTGGCCTATCGCCAGATTGCCCGACCAATCAGCTTGAGCTGGTGTTGCACCAGATGCCAAAACTACGCCTTGAGACGCTAGGCGTCCATCGGACACGATAGCTAGGCGAACTGTTGCACCATTAGAAATAACAGCGGCAGTAGAACCAGAGTCAGTTCTTGTTGCTGCACCCGTTCTGTTGATAAGGCGCGGCCTTGTTCCACCAGAGTCAGACTGGAACGTGGCACCTGATTGCGAGCCTCCGGTGTAGCCTTCGGCGTAAATGCGCGTATCGCTCCGGCTGACCCATTCCGCCTCAATGATTACCGTGTTAGGCGACGTGCCGTTCAGCAGGGCAAGGGCTGTTGCGAGTGGGGAGTCAGCAACCCGCGTCCCCGCCGCTCCTGTGGTGATGATGGGGGAGGTGGCGAAGGCTCCG